GTGGCTCGACTTTAATTGCTTCCTAACAAACAAAAAGAACTTGCTATATGATTGAGATTGATCCAAATATTTGTGATGTTATAGTTAAACGTTGGGAAAAACTAACTAATAAAAAGGCAATACTAGAAGAATAGCGGAGGTGGGTGATATGACGTGAAAGACAAAAAGAAAATAGCCAAAATCGAGAAAGATTACAAAGAAGGCTTCACGTATAATGAATTAGCAAAGAAATACAAATTAACTTATAACCAAGTCACTTATCTCATAAAAAAACAAAACTGGAAAAGAGAAAGCAACTTAAGTATAACGCATATAGGTAATACAAATGCAGTTGGAAATAGTGGAGGACCAGGAGCACCAGAAGGGAACAAAAGAGCACTTACTACTGGAGAATATGAAACAATATTACAAAGTGCATTAACTGAAGAAGAACAAATATTATTTGAAAATATAGAAATACAAAGTAAAAGAGCACTTATAGAAAGAGAATATAAAATGTTAAGAGTTCGAGAACATCGTATTTCAAAAAGAATAACAGCTATTCAAAACAAAGAAAAGGACATGAATGTAGAAAGAATTGTTAAAAGACAATACAATTCAAATTCTTCAAATGAAATAGAAACAGTAACAGAAGCAACAAATGTTATTAATCCGTTACAAAAACTTGAGGATTCACTAACAAGAGTACAAGAAGCATTAAGAAGATGTATAGATAGTTTACACAAAATGGAAAATGATGACAGAAAACTTGAATTAGATATAATTAGATTAGAAATGGAAGCAGCAAAAGAAGATAGCACAAACACAGAAGATTTAAAAGATGATAGTTTCATTAAGGCCCTAAACGAAACAACGGAAGGGGTATGGAATGATTATACAGAAGACGAATAATAGTATAAGTATAGAAGAAAGAATTTCTAATCTAAGAAATAAAGTAATGCAAAATGCAATTACTCTAAAAAAGAAAATAAAAAATGGAACTATATTCAAGTTTAAGCCATTTAGTTTAAAACAAAAGAAAATATTGACATGGTGGACTGATAATAGTCCAGTGAAAGATAAAAACGGAATTATAGCAGATGGAAGTATAAGGGCAGGTAAAACCTTATGTATGTCTTTATCATTCGCATTATGGGCAATGAGTAAATTTAATGGTCAAAATTTTATATTAGCTGGAAAAACAGTTGGAGCGTTTCGTAGGAACGTTCTTTTTTGGCTTAAATTAATGTTACGAGCTCAAGGGTATAAAATAAAAGATAGAAGGTCAGATAATTTATGTGAAATATCAAAAGGCGAAGTAATAAACTATTTCTATATATTTGGTGGTAAAGATGAACGAAGCCAAGACTTAGTACAACGGAATAACTGCTGCAGGTGTGTTTCTAGATGAAGTTGCGTTGATGCCTGAAAGTTTTGTAAACCAAGCATTAGCACGTTGTTCTGTTAAAGGCTCAAAATATTGGTTTAACTGCAACCCAGAAGGACCAAATCATTGGTTTAAAGTTAATTGGATTGATAAAGCTAAAGAAAAGAATATTATACATTTGCACTTTACGATGGATGATAATCCAAGTCTAGATGAAGAAACAAAAGAAAGATATCGTAAAATGTTTGTTGGTGTATTCTTTCAAAGATTTATTTTAGGATTATGGGTACTTGCTGAAGGTATTATATATCCTAATTTTGATAAAGAAAAACATACTATTAAAGCTAAAGATGTACCTACACAATTTGATTATTATTATATATCATCTGACTATGGTATAACGAATCCACAAGTCTTCCTACTTTGTGGAATTAAATATATAAAAGATAAGCCACACGCTTATATATTAGATGAATATTACAACAAAGGTACAAAAAAGAATATAAATGGACAAGAAGAAAAAATAACAAAAACAGATGAATTGTTTTTGAAAGATTATTTGAAAATGACAGAAGGATATAACATAAGAAGAACTATAATAGACCCTTCTGCAACTTCATTAATTAACTTATTTAAACAAAATAAAATAAATGTTAAAGAAGCAGATAATACTGTAATAAATGGAATTACAGTTGTTTTAAATTGGCTTGATGAAGAAAGAATACATATTGTTGCTGAAAAATGCCCTAATTTATTAAGGGAATTTGCAGCATATATTTGGGACGAAAAAGCACAAGAAAGAGGAGAAGATAAACCAATAAAACAAAACGATCACGCAATGGATGCATTAAGATATTTACTACAAACTCTATTCCCAATTAAAACAAGGGGTGCTTATTTTAGTAATTATAAAGGAGTGAACAGATAATGATTACGGAAATGGAAAAAATTGATTTTATATTAAAAGAAGGCGCAAAAAAAGGTATGCCACTTTCAAAATTTATTAATTTAGAAATAAAGGAATTTAAAGATTCTGCTACATATAAAGAAATGATAAAAGGTAGTAAATACTATAAGAATGAAGGAGAAATACAAGATAAAAAAAGAACTTATATAAATGAAAATGGACAAGAAGAAATTGCTCCTCATGCTAAAAACTATAAATTAGGACATCCTATTTTATATAAAATGATTAATCAAAAAGCAGGATACTTAATGAGAAAAAAACCAACAATAAAACAAGTTCTTGAAAAAGGACAAAATGAAGATGCAGACTACAAAGAGGCATTAAAAGATATATTTGATAACAAAATGCACAAAAGACTTAAATATACTCTGATAGAAGCAGTAAAAAGAGCATTTGGTTGGTGGCAAATATATATCGATGAAAAAGGCGAATTTAAAGTGAGACTTCGTTATGCAACAAGAATAGTAGCAATATGGAAAGATGAAGAACACGAAGTATTAGATGCTTTAATTATGTTTTATGATGTAGAAGTTTATACATCTGAAGAAACAAAAGAAACAAAAACAAAAGTGGAATATTACGATTCTGAGGGTGTAAGATATTATATATATGATGCTGAAAGATTAATTGAAGATGTTGAAGAGGTAGAAAGAAGAAAAGAACTTGTAATTGGAAAAGACACTGAAGGAACTACAATATTAGGACATTATACAGTAAATGGACAAGTTAGATTATGGGAAAAACGCATACCATTTATTTATTTTAAATACAATGGTGACGAATTACCTTTAATTCATTTCTTACGAACATTATTAGATTGCTACGATGAATTATGTTCTAAAATGGCAGATAGTATATATGAAGCACCAGATGGTGTAAATGTTGTAAAAAATTATCAAGAAGAAGCGGGAACATTCCAAAAAAATCTATGTACGTACAATACAGTATTTTTAGATACAGATGGAGAATATGATAGGAAAAAAGTAGAAATAACAATAGAAGCATTTAAGGCATTTATAGAACAATTAAGAAAAGACATATATGAAGGTGGATTTGGTGTTGATACACAAAGCGAAAAATTTGGGACACAAGATTCCGGAGTGGCTTTAAAACAATTATATGCTGATTTAGACTTAGACTGTAGCAATATAGAAACTGAATTTAAGAGTAGTTTAGAATATTTTAAATCATTTGTAGATGAATGGTATGCAATAAAAGAAAATAAAGATTATTCAAAACACGATGTAGAATTTGTATTTAATAAAACAATGACTATAAATGAAAAAGAATTGATTGAAAATTGTAACAATAGTATGGACATTTTAAGTAGAGCAACAATACTTGCTAAACACCCTTATGTAGATAATGTTGAAGATGAATTACAAAAAATAAAAGATGAAAAGGAAGAGGAAGAACAACAAGCAGAAAGTGAATATGAAAAAATGTTAAAATCTCTAAAAACAAACGGAGAAGGCGGTAATGCAAATAAGAATGCTAAAGTTGGTGATGAATAATGAGCAACAGCGAATACTGGATTAAAAGATTAGAAGAATTGGAGAAAAAACAAATACTAAATGAAACAAAATATATAGAAATACTAAATGAAGAATATGAAAAAGCATTGGCCAATATAAAAAAAGAAACAAGAAGTTGGCTAGCCAGATTTTCAATTAATAATCAAATATCATTAAAAGACTCAAAAAAATGGCTTAATACAAATGAGTTAAAAGAACTAAAATGGGATGTAGATGAATATATAAAATATGGCCAAGAAAATGGTATTGATTTAATATGGAAAAAAGAATTAGAAAATGCAAGTGCAAAAGTACATATATCTAGACTTGAAGCATTACAGATGCAAATACAACAAGAAATAGAAAAATTATCATACCAGGAACAAAACACAACGGAAGAATTTATTATTGAATCATATAGAGATACTTATTATAAATTAGCATACGAATTGCAGAAAGGTCATAATGTAGCATTTCAAATAGCAGCATTAGATATTGATACTATAAAAAATATAATATCTAAGCCATGGACTACTGATGAATTTACATTTAGCGATAGAATTTGGAAAAACAAAAATTCATTGATTGATACATTACAAAAAGAATTATCACAATCAATTATGAGAGGAAAAGCTCCAGATGAAATTATAGAAAAAATATCAAAAACATTTAATGTTAGTAAAAATAAGGCTGGAACGCTAGTAATGACAGAGTCTGCATTTTTTTCTAGTGTTGCAAGAAAGAATTGTTTTAAAGATTTAGGTGTAGAACAATATGAAATAGTTGCAACATTAGATTCGCGTACATCTGCAATATGTAGAGAATTAGACGGCAAAGTATATAGAATGTCAGATTATAAGGAAGGAACAACAGCACCGCCTTTTCACGTAAGATGTAGGAGTACAACAGCACCTTATTTTGAAGATGAATTTGAATTTGGAGAAAGAGCTGCAAG